AAGATGTGAATGGGGTGGATTTTAGTGTGATGAAAGTTCCTTTGGCATATGGGCCAATTCAAAAGTTTCTGGCAAGAATTGAACAACAACCAACGTTAAACACAAAAATTGCATTAACTTTACCTCGTTTATCATTTGAGATGACTGGTCTGCAATATGACCCATCTCGAAAGACAAGTATTGTGCAAACATTTATCGCTGTAGATAACAACGATAAAGTAAAGAAAGTTTATATGCCAGTTCCATATAATGTATCATTTGAATTGAACATTATGACCAAGTTGAATGATGACTCTTTACAGATCATCGAACAAATATTACCATTTTTTCAACCATCATTCAACGTAACAGTAAATTTGATTAGTTCAATTGGAGAGAAGAAAGATATTCCAATTGTTCTGGAAAGTATTCAACAAAACGATAAGTATGAAGGTAGTTTTCTTGACGAAAGAAGACTGATTGTACATACACTCAGATTTACTGCAAAAACTTATCTGTTTGGTCCTGTTGCAGATAGTACTGACGGTCTCATCAAGAAAGTTGATGTTGATTACTACGATAGCACAAATATTCAAACTGCAAGAAGAGTTCAAAGATATACTGCAACTCCTCAAGCTGTCAAAGATTATAATAATGATAACACAACCACAGTTGACGGAGACATTTCTACTTCAGTCACCAAGATTAAACTGAACAGTACTGCATCAATATCAGCTGATGACAGGATCATCATTAACGATGAAATTATGTACGTCAGATCAATTGAAGGTAACTTTGCCACAGTTTATAGAGGTTATGATGATACTATTGTTGCAACACACACTCACGGTACAAGTGTTGATAAACTAACTCCTGCAGATGATGCACTGATTGAACCAGGAGACGACTTTGGTTTTAATGAAACTGTTTCTTTCTTCACTGATGGTAAACGATACAGTGAAGTTCAAGGATTTGATGTCTGATGTAACTTATGAAAAACTTCGATTCGATTGAAAACGCTTTAGACATTGAAACTTCCATAGTTTCAACTGAACCTGAGGAAGTTGATGTTGTTAAAAATCAACCAGATGACAATCAGATTAAAAAAGATTATGAGTACTCAAGAGGAAACTTATATTCTTTAATTGAAAAAGGTCAGGAAGCCGTGAATGGTATTCTTGAACTTGCACAAGAGTCTGATTCTCCAAGAGCATATGAAGTTGCTGGTCAACTGATTAAAAACGTTGCAGATACAACAGACAAACTGATTGATTTGCAGAAGAAGATGAAAGAATTGGATGAAGAACCAAATAAAGGGCCAACGAATGTTACTAATGCACTGTTTGTAGGATCTACTGCAGAATTGTCAAAACTTCTTAAATCAACTAAGAAGGAAGAAACTAAATAGTTAGAAAAAGACAATGGCAGCCATTCCGTCTATTAATATCACGATTCCTCAGGGAGCAGATTTTACGGAGACATTTAACTCCACAGAATCTGATGGAAGTGCTTCTAATTTGTCTGGATATAGTGGTGAAGCAAAAATTAAAAAACATCCGTCATCAACAACTTCAACTTCATTTACTGTAAATATTACGGGATTAACAGGAGAAGTTGCGATTGCAATGACCTCTGGTGTCACAAATAGTCTTAGCCCTGGTAGATATTTGTATGATGTGAGACTGACATCTTCTACTGGTGCTAAGTCTAGATTAGTACAAGGAATGGCTTTAGTAACCGCAGGCATTAGCACGTAAAAAAATGGCTGTAGTCAGAAAAGCACAATCAGCTGCAACTGTTACTAGAAAAACATCTACAACAAAATTATCAGTTACTTCAACTCGTAGCCCATCTCAAATAGAAGAGATGGGTGATACTAATTTTGGAATATTAGATCAGTCAAAGGATGGATATGTTGTCTCATATGACAGCGTTACTGATAAATTTATTTTAATTTCTCCCGACCAAGTTCTTGCGGCTTCTTCTGAAGATGCTGATTTGCCAGATGAGTTTACTTCCCAATTGGAGACAGAACTTGATCTTGGTACAATTCAACTTGATAGTCTAGATGGAGGTTCTTTCTGATGCCTACTAGATTTAGAGACTTATCGAATACAAATCTACCAATCTTAAACAATTCAAAAAACAAACACTTGATGAGTTATAATGCATCATTGAATAAATTTGAGATCATTTCAGCAGATGTTATTGTTAGTTCAGCAGCTACGTTCATATCAGATAGTTTTGTAACTCAAGTTGAACAAGAAATTAATGTTAACAATATTACTTTTGTGGGTATCGATGCAGGAACTTTTTAATCAATAAATAACTATTATAAAAGACAAACGGTAAAAATGGCGTCTCCAGTAATTAAGTTTAAAAGGGGTGTCCTTGCAGATCTACCTGGATTGCGGGTGGGTGAACCTGGTTTTACAACAGATAGTTATGATCTGTATGTTGGTCTTACCTCCGAAACAGCCACAAATAAAATTGTAGGTTCCGGTCGTTTCTGGACAAATAACACCGCAAGCACAGGTAGTGGTGTTAATCTTGTTGAGGGAACAAGCAACGGAACTTCATTCATCACACTTAAGGCTCCAGATAGTCTTGCTGGTATTGTTACTTACACAATGCCTGGAACTGATGGAAGCAACGGGCAAGTTCTTGTAACTAATGGTTCTGGTGTTCTTTCATTCACCACACTTTCATCAAGTCTCGGTATTGCTGGTGATACTGGAACCGATACGGTTACTGTTGGATCTAACACTCTCACCTTCACTGGTGGAGAAGGTATTGACACCGCAGTTACCGATAATACACTGACGATTTCTGCAGAAGATGCAACGTCGTCAAACAAAGGTATTGCTTCTTTTGATGCAACAGACTTTACAGTAACTTCTGGCGCTGTTACTGTAAATGCAGAAAGAATTCAGGATATTGCTGGTGCTATGGTCACTGGTAATACCGAAACTCTAATCACAGTAACTTATCAAGATGCAGATGGAACAATTGATTTTGTAGTTGATAATGATCTTGCAAATTACAGCAACACAAACTCTGCGTTCATTACTACATCATCAACATCAACATTAACCAATAAGACATTTGATGCCAATGGATCTGGCAATACATTATCAAACGTCGAAGTTGCTGACTTTGCTGCGGCCGCAATTGTAACTGCAGCTGAAGGTATCGGCAATAATAATAATGACACAACTCTTCCAACTTCAGCCGCAGTTAAGAGTTATACTGATAGTGCAATTTCAGGAATTGACTTAACAGTATCTACTGCTGGTGATAGTGGATCGGGTTCAGTTTCGACTTCACAAACGCTGACCGTTTCTGGAACTGCGAATGAAATTGAAACTTCTGCTTCTGGACAATCAATTACTATTGGTCTTCCAGATAGTGTTACCATCTCACAAAACCTGACGGTTAGTGGAAACCTTTATGTTAATGGATCAACCACTCAAGTAAATACAACCACCACCACAATTGAGGACCAACTTCTTGATCTTGGAATGGTTGATGGTTCTGCACCATCTTCAGACCTCAACAAGGACATTGGTGTTCTTTTCAACTACTACACATCATCCGCTAAGAAAGCTGCACTCTTCTGGGATGACAGTGTAAGTAGAGTGGTTGCTGCATCTGATGTAACAGAATCAACTGGTGTATTAACAATTAACACTTATGCAGACTTTGAAGCCAAGTCGTTGTACATTAACGGTTGCACTGGGCAATCAGAACAAGTTATCGCTTGTAGTGGTAGTAAAGTTGTGATTCAAAATGTAACTATTGACGGCGGTACGTTCTAAGATATAAAATTAAATTCTAAATAGAGGGGTCTACACCCCTCTTTTTTTTATGGATGAACAAGATTATAAGTATTTGATATCTTCTTACCAACAAAAATGTTTTGATCTTGTTTCTCAACTTGTTGCCACTGAGGCAAGAGTCAAAAAACTTACAGACATTGTTGAGTCTTTAAATATAAAAACAACAGAACAACAAGAAGAAATCAATAGACTATCCACGAAAACAAGAAAACCAACACAGAAAGACGACTTCGTTTAACTAAATACCTTTAAAGCTCAGTATATACTGAGTGATTACGGTATATACCACCATAAGGAGTTGAATGGCAGATCCCATTATTAGAGTTAAACGGTCATCTGTTGCTGGTAAAATCCCAACAAGTGATCAGTTGCCATTAGGCGAAATAGCTCTCAACACCTATGATGGTAAGTTTTATGCCTCTAAAGATGTAGGTATTGGAACCACAGTTTTTGCAGTTAACACCTGGTCTGCTGGTTTAGGAACTAGTTCATATAATACTTATTTTACAGAAGGAAACGTAGGAATCGCATCAACGGCTCCTGTTGCAAAATTGGATGTGATTGGAAACGCACGTATTTCTGGAGTTATTACGGCAACTTCATTTGTCGGTGATGGATCTGGATTAACTAATATTACCACTTCTGGGCCATCAATCGATGACGTTACAGCTCTTTCGATAGCGTTAGGATAACATAAATAGATAGAAGACCAATATCATATCAATGAAGAACGGGAAGTGCCCTGCAGGAGAATACTATTGTTACACCAATAAGGAGTGTAAACCCATTCCTGCTGGTTTTATGGTAGATCCACAGGGTATGCTCCGTAAAGAAAACGGTGCTTCTACAACCAAAGAAGAGTGGTCTCAGAAATATAAAAAATCAATTAACTGTGATAATCCAAAAGGGTTCTCACAAAGAGCTCATTGTCAGGGGCGTAAAAAGAAAATGAACGAGGCTACTTTTACACATAAAACACCCCATCTTAAAAAATCACAACATCAACTTGATCCCAATCTTCAACTCAAACATTTAGTTCATCATTCCACAGTTCAATATGTGGATCGTGATGCTGATGGCGATGTTGATGTTTATGACAAACCAGGTAAAAAAATTCCTGATGAGTTACCACCGACAAGTACGGCGTTAACTAAAAGAATGATGGCAAAACAGAAAGGTGAAATTCAACACTCTAAAAAAGCCGTTGCTTACGAAGGTAATCTTCACAAGTGGTTTCAAAGTAAGTCTAAAGATGGAAAACCTGGTTGGGTGAACGTTGTAACTGGTGGCACTTGTGCGAGTGATGAACCTGGAGAAGGTGTTCCAAAGTGTGTATCCTCAGAAAAGAGAGCATCAATGACTCCCGCAGAGAGACGTTCTGCATCAAGAAGAAAGAAGGCTGCTGATCCTGGTCAACAACAAAAAAGTGGTGCAGCAAAACCAACTTACGTTTCAACCGATAGCCCAAAGAAGAAAATGAGTGAAGCAAAAGAAAGAGACCACGAATATTCAATGGCTCGTTCAGAACTCTCCACAATAATGAACGCTGCCAGAAGATTGAAAAAGAAAATGAAAGGTGAAGGTAATATTGAAGCTTGGGTTCAGTCAAAAATCACTAAAGCAGCAGACTACATTGACACCGCTGCAGATTACGTAGATAGTGGTGAAATGAACGAAGAGTCGGATAAAAAGGGTAAGAGTAGTGGTAATAAAGATGCCTGTTATCACAAGGTTAAGTCACGTTATGACGTATGGCCTTCTGCATATGCTTCTGGAGCTTTGGTCAAGTGTCGTAAAGTTGGAGCAAAGAACTGGGGCAATAAGTCAGAAAGTCTTTCACCTATCTCACAAAAGATTCTTGCAGAATTAAATCTCGGTGATGTTTTTAGAGGTGTTGGGCTTCCTGGACCATTCTTAAATCCACAAGAAAAACAAAGAATCAATCAGTCTTTAAGAAATAGAATAAAACCAGCATCAAATCAAATTAAAACTCCACAACGGAATTCTACAACTGATGCCGCGATTGATAGAAAGTATGGTGTAAATAATGTACCTCGTGACGAGTTTGCAGGAGCCCGTAAAAATACAAGACAAACTGATGCTGCAATTGATAGAAAGTACGGCGTGAATAATGTACCTCGTGACGAGTTTGCAGGAGCCCGTAAAAATACAAGAACGTTTACACAACCTGTATCTTCAGCTCCTGTTTCTAAACCTGTTACAAAACCAGTTGTTTCAACTTCACAACCTGTTGTCAATCCATTTCCAACAAGAGATTCGATTAAACCAAAAACTCCCAATCCTTTGATGAGTGATAATCCACCCAAATCAAAGATGACATATAAGACACCGAATCCTTTGATGCAAAGAACCTTTGGTTATCAAACTGGTAATGCACCAGATCAAAGACTTCAAAACTCTTATACTCCAGAGGGTGAAATGGTTGATGAGAAGTGTTGGGTTGGTTATACACAAAAGGGATTGAAGAAGAAAGGAAATAAGATGGTTCCTAATTGTGTTCCAGTACAAGAAGATATGACAAGAATCAATCAGAATGGTCAAACCTATTCTGTTATTCTGATGTGGAGAGGAAAAACATATACATTCCAAATGTTTGTTCCAACAATGAAGAGACCATCAAAGATTGAAATTGAGAAGCAAGTACAAAAGGCATATCCTGATGCAAGAGTAATGTACTTTATGCC